AAGCTTTTCTCTTAACGTAGCCGGACGAAAGGACAGTCTCAGCACCTTTAATCACTGAAGATCCAATGACGGCTTGGGCCTGTGCGTTTGCTGCGGAACTATCGATTGCAGATTGCATTCTGATATTTCTCGCTTGAGATTTATAACCTTTTGAAGTTTCGTAAGCTTGATTGCGGATATCTTGTTTATTTAACATCGCGTTGATTTTAGATTCAGCTTTTAAGTCGGCCGCAGTACCAAAGTTGGAGTCAATATTCTGAACTGCAAAGGCTACATTCTGTTGAGCGAACGTTTGCTGAACGGCTGTCTCATATCTAGCTTCTTCACCAATACCGGCAATCTCCGCATTATAGGCGTCAAGTTCGGCGTAACTGGCATTAAGTTCATTTACGTAACGAGACAGACTCGCGTTTTCACGAATAATTTCGGCTTGATGTAAACCGTTTACTACTTGTAAACCTGCGCTCGCGGCTGCGATAATTATTGGAGCTGCCATTTTTATCCTTTCTACGAAGTAGAGAAATCAGGAAGGAACGAAAGTATTTCAAAAGGATAAGGGTCAACTTGTCTTAGACAGATGCGGCCACGCGATTTCCAATCATTAGGGATCGACATAGCGTATCTTTTACTTATCGGCTTTTGAGCTGCGTTCCCGATGTTACCTGTTTCATTATTTTCCTCACGTTCGTCGGGAGTTGTCATCCCTTTTACGAAATTATTAGCAGGAAATTCACTACTAACGTATGTGCCTAAAGTTTTATGAACTCTCATGTACAGTTTAGAGCAGATAAGATCTTCAACCATCGTAGGTTTTTGTTCAAGTGTAGCCACATCTAGAGTTTCAACATCAGATACAATTGGTAATCCGACGGTGATAAAAGCACCGCGCATTTGCTCAAAATCTCTAACAGGAAGTGTAATCTTACCACCGTTGACGACTATTGGATCATAGTCTTGATCGTCGTTTAGAGGCGAAGATAGCAAGTTTCCGTCTACAAAAACTGTCACGGACTGTCCTTCTAAGTGGTCAAGTCCAGTGACTTCAGTATAAGTTCGGTAAAGTCTAAAACCTGTACTTTGGTCAGGTGGGAATTGTTGTCCGTAAAGTGGTTGAACTGTGACTGTGTTGAAGTCAGTTCTAGTGATAACCTCAAGGTCAAGTGCAGCTCCATCTTTGTCGAACATCCTAAAAATTGTACCTACTGCACCCTCGCCGGCCACATTGTTGAAGGCACCAAATGAACTGTAGATGTCAATTAAGCCATACCAGTCAGAAGGATCTTGAGCTGTTGCTGTAAGTGTATCGTCGTAAGTTACGTCATTTTTTAAGCTAACACTTGCGTCCATTAGTTTAAGATCTTTTAAGTCATTCTCAAAACGATCTTCTAATTTTTCAATGTAGCGAAGTCCATTTCTAAGAACTACAAAATACGCTGTACTTTTTTTGTAACGATTTGCTGCATTTCCTTGAGTTCTAACTGTTGCCACGGATTCAAATTTTCCACCTTGAGTATCGTGACGTGTCCATGCTCGCATTTGTTGATCGCGTTGGTATGTAAGAGTATTGACACTTCCGTCGCTCATTACGCACCAAATGATCGGTGCATCCCCATCTTGGAAAGCCCACGAAACGATTTCTTTATTCTCGAATAGGTGATTAGAGTAAATACTAATCTCATCGCCCGGATACCCTTGAGTATCGTTTGAATAAATCAAGATGCGTACTGTATTAGTTGCCTGGTCTTGGAATAACATTCCACCAGGAATTTTTAGAGGTTTTAAAGTTTCTTTGATTACCCATTCGCCCGCATTTGGCATCGCCAAGTTATCGGGAGTGAGCGCACCTGTGCTTTTAAAAATACCGCGAGTTGTAAACGCCAAAAGGCCGTCAGATTCATCAATGTGAAGAACCTTAGCGATACCCTCTGCACCGGTCTTAAATTGCAAAGCAGAGTCCGCAGCAAGCGGATAATCGCGCCAGAAATTATTCTGAGCACCTGGACGTGAAGCTACAATTGCTTCTTCATTTTTATACCAGGTAGTAACCAAACGTTGTTGGTAAATTGTACCTGTATTCATTTTATAAGTTTGAGGAGTTATGTACCACAAATACGGCATGATTTCGCCTTTAGGTGGCGAATGAGTGTAGTCGGCTTCCTGACCGTAGTCATTGAAAGTAGCTGTACCACCGACGACCGCAACAGAGCCAATGTAACCATAAGCTTGTCCATCTGAAGGTCTACGATAAACTCGCACCTCTGTAGCCGTACTTAGGCCTGTCCATCCGAAAGTATTGTACTGACCATTGGATATTGGTAATTTAAAACCACCTACAGCATTCCAGTCGCCTTCCTGTCCGTCCACAACTTGAGTCCAAGCATAATCAACATCGTAACCGTTCGGTGTACCTGTAGAACTAGAGCTTGTCGAAATAGGAGCGAAAGGAACATAAAAAATTAAATCATTAGGTGTCATTCGATGATAAGTCAGAGCAGTACTGCTTAAAGACAAATCACCTAGAACCATTTTTTGAACTAAATAATCGCGGCAAAAAACATAAACGAATAAACCCGATGGTTTAAATTGGACATAAGGCAAATCATCTTCAGTAAAGTTTTGGCCGGCCTCTTGATATGTACCATTTTCAGTGTCGTGAATCCTTACGTACCTATGTCCCCATTCGATTAAGTATTTAGAGTAGGGTGGCGAATAAAGAACACATTTTGAACTTGTAGCACCGAAAGAAACAGGAACGATAGTGTGAACTCCTGTACCTGCGTTTGAAGTAGTAACCACCGTATTTGCTTTGGCATTGGCTAGAGAACTTGCGAAAGCCAAAGTATCTTCGGCCACATAAATCACATAGTAGTCAGTCGCCAAAGAAAGGCCACCTGGAAGCGTCCCAGTTGTCGTCAGACGAACTTTAGTACCGAGACCTAAGTGATGGTGAGAAGCTGTCACGTAGTTCGCGTTGAAGCGCACAAACGTCACAGGTGCCATAGTGGGATCATTTTTAGTCGGCAATATTTTACTTGTTCCGCCGCGGTTAACAATTCGACCAGTTTTATGAATGAAACAGTTTCTAGCCGTAGCTAAACCTGTTCGGTATTTATCAAGTGTCGTGCGATCCCAAAGTGCAGGATCAAGTTCACCTGCACCAAAAGCCATTAACGGATGTAAAGCCATTAGCTTAACCTCGCCTCTACGAACTCAGACATTTCTTCATCGGTATCGAAAGTAGCATTTTCTAATCTATCTTGTTCTTGAGCGTTCATCTTTTGAAGGCCGTAAGAGTTTACGATATCTTGTTTGATTTTTAACGTATATTTTCCGGCAACCAAAGGTGCAGCTAATTGAGCCAAAGCGTATGCTACGCAAAGTCCCGCACTGGCACTTAACGAAGGTATCGAAATATCTGAAGGAATGAACTCGCCGATTGCCGGTGATTCGTTACAAAAAATTACCTTACTAGATCCGATCATACCAGTTCGCATTGGGATCTGAGTAGATCGAGTGTCTTTTCTGAAGCCTGATTGAATTCTTCTAAAATAAGCACATTTAGTTGGATACTTATAAGCGTATTTCCAAAGAGTATTTGGATCCGTAGCTTCAAGTTCGAGATTCATTTGCGAACTTGTTCCATCTAAATTTAGGTCTTGAAGTGTTGTGAAAAGTGCGGTGTCCCAGTGTAGATTGAGAGTTCGGCATTCAGTTGAAGTATCTGAGTCTGCGTCCGCTACTTGTTTGGTAAGGAGCAATGCACTCAGAGCCAAATTAAATATTTTGGTTTTTGTGTACATGGCTCCCCTTTAAATTTATTCGATAACTTTCATCCATCTTCCCAATTGATGTTTTCCCTCAATTGTGAATTTGTCACCTTCTACTTTTCGCATAGCACCCATTTGAGTCGATATGATACCAGCGGCTAAAGCAACAACTTGAAGTGGACCATCTTTTTGAGATGCTCTGTAAACTTCAAAGTCTTTTGAACCTTTGCTGATTTCTTTTTCTATCAAAGAGGGAAAAGCAGCTACTTCGTTTGATGGAAGCACGTTTTTTACTTCTGCTTTAACTTCATGCGGTTCCAAAGACATATTCGGAACTGGAATAGAAGATTGAGCAGCTTTTGGCTGCTCATCATTTTTAGAAATACGACTCAAATTACACCGCCGCGTTTACGACTTTAGGAAATACTTTGTACTTAGGAATTTCGTCAGAAGGTACTAAGTAAGCGTCGATAGTTGCAGTTGTCGTTCCACCAGTTGCAGAGTGTCTGAAACCTAAGTGAAGACGAGTCATTGAACCTTGCGGGAATTGAATCTCATACGGCTCACCGATTACTAACGCTGATGTAGCGATCGACATACTCGCCAACACTTGTAAGTTGGTACTCAATGCTGTGTTATCAGCTTGAACCGCATCTAGTGTGTGAGTTGTACCGGCACCAGCGGCACGGAAAATTACCATGATAGACATTCTGCGACCAATAGAAATATCTTGAGCCGCTGATTGTTTTTGGTAAGAGTTCGTACTTACTGTTGCAGCACCCGTGAATGCTTGCGAATCTGATAATTGATTTTGAATATCAAATCTCATTTTGGATCCTCCAAATTAAAAATTAAAACTAAATTAAAAAAATACTAAATACAATTTAAAAAGGCGAGTGATTAGCTCGCCCAATTTATTAGACTACTTGAGACTCAGTGATTAGTAACGCATCAGATCTACGAACTGGCTTACCTAAGAACATCAAGCATTTTTTACCTTGATAGTTATCGTAGTTAAGACCTGCACCAGCACCAACTTTAGTCAAAGACTGTTTGTGCAAGAAAGCTTCGATCGTTCTGTTAACGTACCAAACACCTTGACCATTTTCTTGAGTATGGATTTTGTAGTGAGCAGAGATCATCAAATCGATAAGATCCGCAGCACCGCTTCCAGACTTAAGGAAAGTCACGTCGATATTACAAATACGAGCACCTTGGCGGTAGTCTTTTACAACTAGACCATGGTCAACTTCAAATTGTTCTTCGTAACCCCAGATTGTTCCAGCCGCACCAGATGAATCTAGAGCATTGATTGGAACTAACTTTCCACCCATTGAGCGGTCAGTACGTTTCAGACCAGCTTGTGAACCCGCAGGGTAAACACCGAAGATTGATCTTTCGCCCCAGTGAACTAACATCATTGAAGTGTTATCTGAACCAGTACCACCAGCATCGATAACTTGTTTTGCTACTTCTGAAGTCGCAGTGTTCACAGTTGAGTAAACATCCATGAAACCAGGAACTTTTAAAGATGAATTCAAAGGCGATCCGTACATAACCAAGTTCGCGTGTTCGATTGCGATTGATTGGATATGACCTTGTGCTTGATTCCAACGATTGTAGTTTACGCGATCAGGTCCGCCGCGAGATGCAACTTTTTCGTCCATTTGAGATTTAGATTCAAAGTGTGCTGCTTGGAAAGCGCGTTCTTCAGTTGTTGACTTAGAAGCCGGAATCGCTTGATTGGCCTTACGGTAGTAAACCGCAGGTAAACCAGATCGGATATCTTCCTTATGTACAGTGCCTTCATTCATCACCATGTAAGGGATATCGTTTAACATCGCGTTCTCTTGTACAAGAACCTCTGCTACTTTACCGATTTGTTTGTCTTTGCTTTTAGCTACGTCTGCTAACGTAACTAACGATGTACCTAATGCTGCCATAAAAATCCTCCAAATTAAAAATTAAACGTAAAAAGCTAATGGGTCAGAAGCCTCGTCTTTATCCGAGTTTTCTTTACCGCCTTTATCACCCTTAACAAATGTTTCTTTTGCATTAAGTGATTTGGCTACTCTAGCTAACCCTTTCATAATGTATGGTGCCAGTGCTATACCCTTGTCTGTCAATTCTTTTTTCATCTCAGGCATAAAATCTTGCAAAACTTTTTCGATTGCATGAAGATTGTGAGCGAAATTTTCACCACCAAATTCCTTATCGGTACGAAGTTCTTTGTCCCATTTTGAGCGGGTTTCTTTCTTCTTATTTTCTAGCTCTTTCTTATACGCTTCTGTCTGTTTATTGAGTGTATCAATTTCAGACTTTCTCGCATCAATAAGTGCTTGAGTTGCCTTTTGAGGAAGTGCGTGTTCTTGCGCGAACTTTTTAAGAGTCTCGATCTCACTAAAGTCTAGCCCTTTTGCATCAACTTCGTACTCAAGTTTGATTTGTGATTCTTTTTTTTCTTGAGGAGGAGGTTCTTCGGATTTTTCTTCTTTAGGTTCTTCTACTCCGTATCCAGTAACACCTTCAACCTTTTGGGTTTGTTCTTGAACTGGTTTTTCGTCCGCTTTTTTTCCATCTTCTTTGCTTTCTTTTCCAGACTCAGGATCTTTTTTTCCATCGTCGTCTTTAGCTTTTTCGATTGGATAACCGTTTTCATCAAAACCAGAATCCCCTTCTTCTTGAGACGGCGTTTGATTCTCCTGTTCTTTCTTGTCATCAGAGGTAGCACCGCCACCTCCTGTGTTAGCGTCAACCTTGTTTAGCAATATGTACTTTTTGATCATACTTTTCCTTTTTAATTTCACCAAGGATTAAAGCGGCTTTTTCTGGACTAGCCGCTGAGATTAAATCGTAAAGAGCATTTCCGGCTCTCAATGATCCTAATTTGTCCATCAATAGATCGCCCGATAAACCGATTGGCGGAAGCTCACCAGCTTCAAATTCTTTTAATAAATATTTAAATAAAGCAACACCAGACGGCAGAGTTAACACCGCTCTGATGTGAGTTAAGGCCTCCTGAAAACGGACGGCCTCCTTCAATTCTTCTTGTTTGACTTGACTTGATTCTATCACGAATTAGTTGGCGTCAGTCCAAGTACCATTTACACCGATAACAGCCCATTGAGTTGTACTCATTAATTGGACGGTCAAAGTATTACCTAAAGCGGCACTTCTAAGCATATCGCCAGTTACGTTGGTCGAGTACAAAATGATATCCGCATTGTCTGGATTCACGTCATAGTTACCCGCATTCAAAGCAACAAAAGTTAAACGACAGCCAAGCAATGAAGCTGTACCTTTAGGTAGAGTCATTTGAACTGCACCGGCATTGTAAAATGTACGACCACATTGAGAAGCCGTAATTGTGCTTGCCGTAGCTAGTGTCTGAGGCGAAATACCCGCAGCACCAAAAATAACTAATTTCTCATTTTGCTTAGTGCAAGTTACACCGGCATCGCACTTAACAGCTTGGAATAAACCCAAATTGGTAGTTGATTGATAACCTTGGAAACCCGCAAATGCAGAGAAACCTAACATCGTCAGAACTAGAACTAAAAACATTTTCATATTAAACTCCTTTGTTTAATTTTATTGTTGAGAAGGAACCGTAACCCCAAGATCCTTAGCCGCACCTGCCATATTGGGGATAGTCTCATTCATCATTTGCTGACGCTGCATTGCTGCGGCCGCTTGCTGACGAAGGGCATCCACTTTACTTTGTGGGTTATTAAGTCCTGAAGGTAAATATAATCGATCTTCATAAAGCTGTGCAAGCTTGTCAAGATTTACGTTGTCCCAGGCCTCTGGTCTTAATTGACCGATGTTTGCCATGCGATCGATATAACGGTCAATTGCAGGAAGATCCGCAGCCTTTTGAGCTTGAGCGAAAACAGAAATGAAATCAGTTCTTAACCATTCACCTTGAAGTCCTTCCGGAGCTGGCGGTAAATATGGATCTTCGTCTAGAACAAAATCCATTACGAACTCAACAACCGGAGTATTGTAAGTCCAGTTTAGACTTTGCAAATTAGGTCCGATTATTTGTTGTTGTTCTTGAACGACGGCATTTGTTTCAGTCGCAGTTCTAGTCTTAGGATTTCGAGTTAAATACAATAAATAATCTGCGTAATAAAGTTTCTCAACTTGGTTGCGCAGATCGTTCACATCGGAGATTAAAGCACCAATAGCAGGGTTAATTTCAAATACTTGTTTTAGTCCACCTTGCTGATAAGAACTCGCATCCAAAGGCACGAATGATCTAGGTGCGTTTGAGACGTAAGATTTACGAAGTGATGCTGGACCTTGAAGTGTCGGAGATACCATTTGGTCTAGGGCAATATCTTTACTGATTGCTTTTTTATTTAAAGATTTAATTAAACCCAAAGCATCAGAAGTAGGACCTTTTTGTCCGTACTCGAAATTGTTTCCGGCATCAGATCGACCAACAATAAATGGCTTTCTTTTTGAATAAGATTTTCTTAAATAAACATCGCCGTTACCATCATCCGCCGCAGAAAATCCGAACTCCTGTCCGTCCTGATAATAATTTCCACCTGCGCCACCTAGTTCATAAGTGTAGGAAACCCATTGGCGATTCTCACCCGCAACTGGCTTATTAATGTCGAACTCATCGTTCTTTTTGATAACTTGAGCAACACTGACTTTGGTCGTGTAGTTGCCTTCGTTATACATATTTTTTACGTTAGAAGAAAAATTAGACCAATCAACTCGGCCGCTTTTGGTTTTTCTTCCATACGCATCGACTAGAGCTTTAACTGTTAAGTCGAACTCACGAACCATAATATCGGCAACACCTAAATGGTTGTTCAAAACGTAGTATGATCCAGGTTCTAATGTATGAAAGTGAAGTTGTGCATTTGGTAATTCTTCGATGTAATGAGCACCGGTATTGAACGTACCAAAGTCATAATAAAAAGCACCGGCAGCGTTGTAGAAATTTGAACGATTTAAAACACTCAAAGTGCGATTTGTGAAAATATCAAGCCATGCGCGATTCTCAGGAAATGCATTTACTTCTGGATCTTCGTGAATAGATCTGTACCAAGGTCTTGAGGCCGAAGTGTTACCTTCTAAAAACCCAGCAACATACGATCTAAGTGCCAGCAAATGAGTCGGATCTACAATGTGTTTATTTGTTCTCTCGCCATCAGATTGTGAAAGCATGAACTTGATTCTATGAGGCAAAGCCCATGAACCCCATTCAATCCACGCATTGCGAGCACCGCTATTTTCAAACTTTTGCTTTGACTGCATTCGTAGATATTCACATTGGCTTTTTGAAAAACTCATTTATAATCCTAGGAAATCGTTTGATGTTCCACTGTCAAAACCTAAAGCCGCATTTGTTTGCGCTTCGGCCGTCCGACGAGCTGCAGCCGCATAGTTACTTGCCGCTGTATCTTCTTGTTTTTTTCTTAAAAGATCATTTTGACGTTGGGTTTCTTTTGCCTGAGCTTCTTTCTCTAATGCTGTACGAGCATCTGCCGCTTGCGCACGCGCAGCATTTCGTCCAGTCACTTCACCAATGCCTTCATCAACTGCGCGAGTCCAAATGCCTTTTTTAACATCTAGTTTGCCGTCTTTAACGCCAGCAAGTCCCATTGTTACAGTGTTTACAAACGCATTAGCAACCTCATCGAGATTGACATTAGGTGTTTCTACTTTAATATCAGGTAATCCAAATAGTCCCATATTTGAAAGCCTCTGGGTTTTTTAATTTAAAGTCAATTGTAAATGTTCCGGTACTCGCCTTCTGAAATGTCTCGATATGGGTCATACTCACTCATCTGATAAGCTCCTGAACCTACCGTCTGGTTCATCGGATCTGTGTATCGATCATTCTGTGGTAAGCGTTCGAGCACACGATGAGCAAAACCTAAAACAAATCCATCGGCCACATCGGGAGAAGATCCAACACGATTTTTAATATCGATCTTTGGCTCTGCTAATTTCTTCAAACTAACTTTGTGACGTGAGCCTTTGGTCCAGCAAAGTTGTTTTAAAATAATTTCTTTCCACTCTTCTTCTTTAGCATCTAAAACACCGCCCTCTATTAACCACACATTTGCACTGTAGTACATCTGCGCTCTGATGTTTGCGTACTGCGAGTCTTTTGGATCAAGGCAGTCCGTCGGAGAATTAGCGAACGAGACCAAATGCCAGTGATCTTTACCTGCGTTTGCAGCTAGAGTTTTAAGTGCAGTACCTTCGGCCTGATCTATGAAGACCGCATCGACTCCAAGTAATTGCTCAAGCTCGCACAGTTTTACATAAGTAACCATGTGATCCTGACCGAGTGATTTATCTAATTTATATTTAGCAACTAGCTTTGCATAATTCCCTTGCTTGTACCAAATGGTAGTCTCATCCCCGCCTGTCCAGGCCGGATCGCACATCAGAATTGCCGGGAGCATTGATACCGATGCCAGATCAAAAGTCTTAGCACGATCAAGAGCAGCAGAAACAGCTTCCATGTTGATGATGGAATCCTTGGCGGCTTTCCTAGGAAGTCCACGAACACGTACTCTAAACTCATCATGGTCTTCATTTCCCCCACACTCCCTTAGCCAAACAGCAATTTGGTCTTTACTAACGTGCTTCATCGTTCTGGTATCGATACGTTTTGAATGCCAGTCCGGTGAAATCATGTTCTGTTCAAACTTACTCTCTGGATCATCGGAGTTCCCGAACGCCATCCAGATCTTAATTGTGTCCGTATCTGTCATCGCACCGGAAGCGTAATTCCATATAATAGCAGGAATACCCGGAGCCTCCTCGAATGTGTATAATACGACGCCACCTTTATTATGTAACCCTGAGATACTGGCCGGCGATCCTTCGTTCCAAGTCACGGCATCTAGTCGCCAAGTCTCAGAGTATTTCTCATCTTTTGCTTTTATGGACTCACCGAGCTTCTCAAAGAAGTGTTTTGAGTAGCGAGCATTGTTGAACCAAATGTCATACTCTGGCCACACGACAGACTTCATCTGTGGCTGCGTATTAGCTGTTATACGGCCACGAACGCGATGAGTGTACATGAGCATCATTGTTGTCATTGCGCCAAAGGCGGTCTTTGCAGCACCGTTACCGCTGGATACTATGAGTCTGTAGGCAATGTCCCTTGTAGCCGGGTTACTTAAGTGTTTTGACAACTTGCGCCATTCCTCCATTTGCCACTCATATGGCATCATGTTCTCAAGCGCATGACCTTTCTCTCCGAAAGGAAATAGGATAAAGACCAATTTACAGAAGTCATAACGGTTCTCTGCAACTAGTCTTTTGAACTCGGCCATCTCTTCGGGCGTTGGTATTCTATCGTCGCTCATTCTATAGCCTTTCTAAAAATCGCACCCACTAAGTAAGCAAGTGCCTCATCGTTGTCGAATGATATCGGAACTCCTCTAGAGTCCAAAGTAAAAGTAGCCGCATGGACACACTCGTGAACTAACACCGGCAAGTCACGTTTATCTTTTATCCAAATTACTATCTGTGCTCTACCGTGGTTAAAAATACAAGTGCCACCTTTATGATCTAGCACAGCCTCGTAACTAAACTCTTTCTTAAAAATCTTAAGCATCTTTTTCTTACTGACACCTAAGTACATATAGTAATTAAGTTGATATATGTCAGAGAACCAATGCTTAGGCGATGACACTTTGGTTTATCTCGTATTGTTTTAATTTCCTATAAAGTGTAGCGCGTGCAATCCCTATCAACCTAGCAGCTTTAGTTATGTTCCCATCACACATCTTAATTGCCTTTAATATATGTTGCCTCTCCATCTCATCAAGCGTCTCTATATATTGTGCATCGAGAAGCCTACCTGCTAGCGTTACCATTGCTCACGTCCTTTGCTGTGATTTCTATTACGTCTTTATTTAATTGCTTTTGAAACTCTTCAGCACGCTGGACACTCTCAAGCAGAGTATGGCGCATATCTTTGCCGATCTCGTGCTCGTGTTTAACGGTCTTTTTGAAGATCTCTTTTTCACCACC